TTTGATCTGGCTTCTGTATATTTTCCTTGCTTTTCAAGTTCAGCTTGTTCTGCATTATTTTTAAAATCAATTAAAGCTTGAACATCAACATCAGCAGGAACAGCTTTTGATTTTTCTTTTGCTTTTTTGTATTCATCTATAAGCTCAGCGTTTTTTTTACGCATTGCTTCAATTTCAGCTTTAAGATTCTCTTTTTCAGAATCAACAGCTTGCTCCACAGGAGCAGTTGTTTCGTCAGGCATAGAAACCCACAAGGTTAGTATTTATCTTATCAAGATTAGCTTAAAATTACCATTTAACTTTGTCAGCCCAATATGCAGCACTCATTTTACCTTTAGCAATATTTTTAGCGTGTCTAGCTTTAAAAGATTTTTGTCTCGCTTTGTCTGCTTTACTTTTTGGTTTATCTCCAGCTCCACTAACCCCTTGTTGACCAAATCTAATTAATTTTGTTTTGTCTCCTTCTTTAGCAAGAACAGCATGTGATTTTGTGGGGTGGCTAGGTGTCCTTTTCGGTTTGTTATATCCAGCAAATTTTTCTTTTCCTCTAGCAACTGTCATTTCTTTTTAGTAGCTGTTTTTAATTGGGATCTTTTCTTTAATACAGCATTACCTGTTGACTCTGATTTGATTCTAATTACAGGATCTTTCTCAGTGCCAACTCTGGTAACTGTTCCTCCAGATGCAGTTTTAATAGAAGCTCTTTTACCAGCAACACCCGTAACTTTTCCATAAGTACGAACGCCTTGATAAACCCAACTAACTCTTGCTCCTTTCTTCATTTCTTTTTACCTCCCTTCTTTTTCTTCTTACCTTTTTTTTTATACATAGAAAGGGGCATGAAAATCTGTAAGACTCCTGATTATTTTAGCAAAATCTTTACAAAAGAATGTTTATCTTATTAAGATAAAAGCAAATTGCAAAAAGACAATGCTTGGTTCCGAGCGTATGCAGAAAATAATGGATCAAGTTGCTTTAGGTATTGAACCTGAAAGCAAAGAGTCTGCGGAGGCTGAAAAGTTTAGAGCTGGAGTTAAAAAAGATATTGTTAACGCTAGAAAAATTGCAAAGAAAAAAAAGATGGATGGTTTTACAGTTGATTACACACCAGAATTTCCAACGCTTTAAATTTTCTTTAAATCTATATCTGTCCATTTAGTAAATTGACTATCAGGTTGCCAAGCCTTACCGATGAATCTATTCCATAAATCTTGATCTTCTATGTTTAAACCTTTTTCTTTGGTGTAATTTGCAACCCTAATAGCTTGACCACTTTGGTTCATATCGTAGAGTTCAAAATCATCAAAAATCCCTGCTTGAAGTGCATCAGGAACAACTTTTGAAACATTTCTATGCACGTCACGAACATAAGTAGCAGGAACAAGCCGTTTAGTTTTCAAGAATCTTTGATAATTTCTTTCAAGTGCTGTCTCAATATCAGCCGTTGCATATTTAGCTTTTACCTTCATGCCCCTATCTGACATTTGTTGAACCTTCTTTTGCAAACTCTTTATGCTGTTGTCTCCTGTTCCATCAAGCATTGTATGGTATCGGCGTTGAGCTGTCTCTCTCATTAATCGCTTAGACAAGTAAGAAGATTCTTCATGGACATAACCAGCAGCAGCTTCAGCAATTTCACCTCCTTTCTTTTGCATTGCTGAAAATTCAGGAAGTCTTTTCTTGATCTCATCTGAATCA